ACCGTACCTCTGCTTCGTAGTGTTGGCGGATAGCGTCCTTTGTCAGAGAACAGCTCTTGTCGGCCAAATCCATAGCCTTCCTGTTTGTCTCTGCTGCCTGTTCATACGTTGCTACATCCAATCGTAGTGTTGTAACTTCAATGCGAAGGCTTTGAATATATAGAACACCCGCGATCACAAGTAGCAGCGCTGCCAACATGAGGTAATTCTTAATTGTTGCTAGCATCTTCTTCTCCATCTTCCGTCGTGGTGTAATAGACGAGTCCAGCTCGCACTACAGCTACGAATGTTGCAATCCCTGCATATGATCCTTGTGGGAGAAGAGGTTGCCACAACATCATCAATGGCTCTGCTGCAAGGAACACAGCGGCTAGAATACCCAGCCCCATCTTCATTTTCTTTGACATGTGGAAACCTCCAATTAGTTAGTAATATTTATAAATCACTCTTAGGCATCATATGTGATACTAGCCCACAGTGTAACGGTGCCGCCAGATGGTACATCTGCCGATGTAATATTTGACGGTGCCACACCCATACCAGAAGCAACTAGTGTAGCCGAGGTTGCACCACCTGCTACTTGAATAGCAACTTGTGTATAACCGGCCTTGTTGATTCCTCCGAATCTAACTGTACCAATAGTGGTAGCAGTTGGTGCAAAGGGAAGGCCAGTGATAGTAAGTGTTCCAGAAGCAGAGGTATAAGTGAAGGACGATAGGTCAAGACGTATAGTAAGACTTACGCGGCGGCCAACTTTAGTACATTGGCCTGTTTGGGCACTATATGTAACCGAAAGATTACCCGGAGTGCTAAACGTAAGGGCTGGAGTCCAGTTACTCTCTTTGTAGTCATCTAAGGTATTCGGGTCAGATGATGGGATTTGTGTAGAGGGGAATGGAATTTGACCTCCGACAAAGTTAGATCCGAATACTGCTGTAGACCCTGCCAACCCCGCTGTCACACATTCCCAACGAGCTGGGGTGCTTGCTGTTGGTGTGCTGTTTTCTACAATATGACCCTGCGCGTAGTAGTACCCATCAGATGGCACTGCTGTGGCATAATGTGTAGATACCGACTGTAGCAGGAATTCAGTTCCTGCTACATAAGGAGTGATACGCAAGAAGGTTGCGATGCCACCTACCGGGATCGTTATGTCCTTTCCACTACCAGTTACGATGTTTCCGCCTGCCGAGTTTTTAATCGTTACTGGGCCAGTTGCGGCACGAAGGGTGATTCTTTGTCCGGGCAGGATATTGCTAGTTATTGTAGATAACCTGACTGTCTTATCTGCGTTGGGAGAAACCGTACCAAATTTATGGGTTCCCATATTAATCACACCACTGGCATCCATTGCAGGTGCTTTTTGAGCAATGGTCGGAAGGATTGTGGTGCCATTTGCAGATACCCTTAAACTCCCAGTGAAGTTGAATCCATTACATTCATTAGCTCCAGATGAAAGATCAGATACAAAATGATCAAAAGATCCTTCTACCACGTTGCCCAGACCCCAGTCGATCTGGCTACTTGCACCAAGTGAAACAATATAACCGCTCCCGGCTGCCCCGCCGCCCGTTGTCCCGATGCCCGCATTAGCAAAGTGATTGTTGGTCAGGCTGATATTGCCATCACCATCTTTAGTAACTGCGTAGGCCAGAGTCTCAAACCAACACTTTTCGGCAGTGACATTTCTGGCTGGGCCTGTAGACCACAGCCCTCTGACGGAGCGTTGGAATGAAAAACCGTCAGTGAAGCTGATGCTGTGCCCAGCTCTATTGGCGTTGCCGACGCCAGAAATGTCAGCCGTGCTCTCACCATTAATCCCGTTGTACGCTGTGGTAGAAGGGTCAGGGTCAACCCCGATCTTTACACTGTATAGAGCGGTTCTCGCCGGCGATGCACTGATGGCTTCACCATGACCACCGCGAACAGTAATCTGCCCATGCTGCCCCGTAAATAGCCAAGGTTCACCACCGTCCTGCACGACCACTTGCACGCCAGAAAAGTCGATCCATTGGTTAGGACGGCGACTATTGGCGTGAGTATATCCAGCGCGTGACCAGATGCCCTTGTTGAAGTTCCAGAAGCACACATCAAGAAGGTTGGAATGCCAAAAGCCGCCCTGAGTAAACGTCTCGTTATACTGAGCGTGGCAGTAAAACCCCCACTGATCAGGGTTGACCACTCCATGACCGTAAGCTGGCGTGGACGATCCGCAGAACATCAGGCCAGTGATGTGCGCACCTTGGATGGCGCCCGGTGCCAGTTCCAGCATACCATAAGGATTTGGACCTGCTGGGGTGAAGGGTAATGCTGTAATAAAAGTGTTACGAGAGCCCATCCCCATAAGAGGGATACCACTATAATGAATAATACGGGTTACTGGGTATACACCTGCTGGGAAAGATACTCCGTACCCGCCATAAGATACGCTAGCAAGGGCGAGTGCCTTAGCTTGAGCACCTGCGATAGCCGGAGTCCAATCCCAAGTTGTCATATCATTAATATTAGGCTTGACTGTAATTAGATGAGCAAACTCTACTACACTCACCCAACGAGTGCTCAGAACACTTTGTACAGTTTTAAGGTCTACAGAAGCTGAAAGTTCTTGCCTAGAAAAACCAGTGAGGGCAGCACCTTTATTGAGGTCTATTGTATCTGCTAAGTCTACAGTAGAAACTTTTGTAGACAGCAAGCTTGCTGTGAGATTTGCAGAGTTCAAAGCATCTAAAGCGGAGGCAACGCTTTCAGCAGCTTTAGTAGTGGCAGTGCCTGCACTGTTAGCACTGGCAACTGCACTACTTGCAGAGTTAGCAGCACTGTTACTAGACGCAGTTGCAGAGTCGCTTGCTTCTGTGGCCGATACGGCAGCAGCATTCTTACTAGCCAATGCACTTTCTGCATCTTCTCTAACTTGCTGCACAAGCGGATTAGAAGCTGCTACATCCCCAAGGAGGATCAGAGCATTGATGTTTGTTTCTGTTGTATTCTCGTCGATAACAATCGAACCAATAGTCTGTAGACCATCAGAACCAGAAACTACTACAGAGTAGTTCCCAAGTGGACAGTCAACAGAATACTCTCCATCTTCGTCAGTGCGGAATCCCGCAGTAACGCTCTTCAAAACTTGCTCAGATGTGGACTTTGCAATAAGCTTCACATAAGAGTCTTTAAATGGTTGTCCATTTGGTAGTAGCAGTGTTCCACTTAGGATCATAATGTATTTCCTTATGTAAAGCTGGCGTAAGCAAGTGCCAACTTCGTATGATAGTTATTCTTCATGTATTCAGGCCCGTTGTACAACTTGGCAAACTTGGCCCATTCTTTAGCTCGTAACGCAGCCAGCATACCCGGATTGATTTTGATGAATCTCACAAACATATCCAATTGACTAGCTTCGCTCTTGTACGCAGCATTGACGAATGCTTGTACACTTGGATATCCCAGAGCCTTCCAGTGGAAGCCCATAATCTGGAACAAGCCCCATGAACAGGATTGCAATGCACATTCACGATCAATCGCTACAGCTTTCTCCAGACGTGTGTGTTCAGCAGTACCACCTTTGTAACCTCCTGCCTTGGGGTCTACAACGTCGCTCAAGGCTGGCTCTTTACCAAGCTTAGCCTTGAGTAGTTTGTACATCCAATGACGCTCAAACAGGATCACAGGAGCCCCAATAGGGAGGAAGCCGCTTCCACGGCTCTCCACTTTTGTGACTGCTTTAACACAGGCGATTTCAACCCCGAGGGTTTCAGCAGCTACTTTGTAGTCATTATCTGTCAACATTTTAGTACCCAATTGCTCGCCACATGTAGGCTGTGTATGTGTTGCTATACCCGTGGTGGAATGTAAAACCTCCAGCATCCATAGACTTAACTGTTGCCATACCGCTTTCAGTAGAAGCCAGTTCAAATCGAGTCATTGTGATGTTCCAGCAAGCAGAGTTGAATCCTCGCGGGAAGTTAACTCGTTGCACGCTTGCTCCACCGCCCATATCGAACATACCCCACTGTTCAATGATACCGTTTGGATGAATCATCCACCCGTTGGTCCCACCAGACGCAGAAAAGTCTAGAGAGCCTGTGGTCCCGATTGCTGTCATAGTAGCTGCATTACCAAGCCCCAAATTGTTACGAGCTGCTTGCGTATTGGACACGTCTGCCAAGTTATTCGAACGGAACATGAAGCTAGATGCTGGGATAATAGCAGAATCAGTTAGACCGAGGTTGTTACGTGCAGAAGCAAGGTTGGTCAGTCCAGTAAGGTTATCACCTTTCAGCAGGAATGTTGTAAGCGGGGTCGTTGCTGCTGTTGTCAGACCAAGGTTGTTACGTGCTCCCGGTTTATCAGGCAAATCATACAAATTCAAACCAGCACGAAGGAAATATGTCTCTGGTTGTGTTGCTGTGGATGTCAACCCAAGATTGGAACGTGCGATCACTGGGCTGTTGAGGTCAGATAGGTTATTACCACGTGCAAGGAACAAGTTGCTGCTCATTGTGGCGATATCGCCAAGTCCCAAGTTAGCACGGGCTGTTGCAACGTTACCCAAGCCAGCGAGGTTCCCAGACTTCTTCAGCAGGATTGTAGAAGCTTTCAGGGGTGTGATCGATTTGTTATCGATTGTACCAGCTTCTGTTTCCCCTGTTGTAGCGTACTGAGTTGTACCATAAGAGGATTCAGTAGCAGGAACAAGCAGACTGTTGATCTGACTCAGAGGGACGGCGTGTTGCGGGTTAGTTGCAGTTCCAACGAGGAATGGAGTAGTGTTATCTCCACCTTTGAAAGCATAACGGGTATCACCATCAGCCTTACTGTACACAGACAAGTTAGAACGAGCAGCTACAACGTTGGCAATTCCAGAAAGAGTTGCATAGTCTGTTAGGTGAGCGTTCAATGCTGCCTGAACAATCTGGACACTTCCATAGTCTTCAAACGCACGAGCCCAGAACAGGTTGTTGTTTGTGTTGGTAGGGTCGAGGTTGTAGTTAGTTTGCAAACACTTGTAGAGTAATCCATCACTACCTTGAGTGTAGCTCAGACCACCTTGATATTCTGTAATAGCATCCCACTCTGGGACACCGTGTTGGTTAAAGTGAGCGATGGCCGTATCTTGACGGTTCATTGCCCAGTTTTGATATTCGTATGGTGGGAGTTGAACTACCCAACCAATGTTTGTC